TTATACAAAACAAGTTAAAGCTTCAGCAGTTATTAATAATGGTTTCAGTGCTGCCTACACAGGCGTTGATGGTGTTTCATTATTTAAAACAGCACATCCACTTGTTTCAAGCGGTACAAAAAGTAACACTCCATCAACAGCAGCTGACTTGAATGAAACTTCATTGGAAAATGCAGTTATTCAAATCGCAGCTTGGACTGATGAACGTGGTCTATTAATCGCTGCTAAACCACGTAAACTTATTGTTCCACCAGCATTGCAATTCGTTGCAACACGCTTGTTAGACACAGAATTACGTGTTGGTACTACCGACAATGACATCAATGCATTAAAGAACAACGGTTCTATCCCAGAAGGTTATACAATTAACCACTTCTTGACAGATACAAACGGTTGGTATTTAACTACTGATGTACCTAACGGTATGAAACACTTTGTACGTACTCCATTAAGCAATTCAATGGACGGTGACTTCGATACAGGTAATGTTCGCTATAAATCACGTGAACGTTATTCATTCGGTTGGTCAGATCCTCTCGGTATGTACGGTTCACCAGGTGCTTAATTAGCATTTAGTAAGATAAGGCCCACTTTGGTGGGCTTTTTCTTTACTTGTTATTCATGGTTTTCTTGAGAGAATTAATTCAAAAAAAGTGATATATTGACTTCCATACACATAGTGTGTATAACTTTTAGGAGAAAATTATGTGGACTACACCATCAGCAACAGAAATGAGATTTGGTTTTGAAGTAACTATGTACGTTATGAACAAGTAATAAATAAGGGGCTTTTCGGCCCCTTTTCTCTTGCATTAATTCAAATATGTAGTATTATTCACTTATCCAGGAAAACCTGGTTTATTAGACTGTCCTGGCAGACGCATATAAGACTAATAAACTTAACTCTATATGGAGAAATTCAAATGGCATTTGCTACACACTTAGGCCCATGGTTATTGGGTACTGTAAAAAACACGACTGGCACTACTGCTGGTACAATCCGTAATATGGGCGCAACTATTGTTGCTCAAACTAAAGCTGTTACATTAACTGATGCTGCTGCAACGCAAGCATTTGTTCTACCAGCTGGTGCTCTAATTACTTCAGCACAATTTCAAACTACTACAATTTTTGATGCTGCTTCAACAATTACACTTTTAATTAATGGCACTGCTTCTTCAGCAGCTGTAACAATTACTACAGTTGGTAACGCTGCTATTGCTCCTAACACTGCTGGTACTCCATTATTTAACAATGTTGGTACTACTGATGCTATTGTTACTTACACATTATCAGTGGGTGCTTCTACTACTGGTGCAGGTACTTTAATTGTTAGCTATATGGTTCGTGGTTCTGACGGTTCAGCTAACCCATCACAAGTATAATTAGTCTAGGGGGCTTCGGTCCCCTTTCTATAAACAAGGAGATTAATTATGATGCAAACTGATATTAAATCAGCACACACTAATACCTCAGCGGCGTTAGTAACTTTTCGTACACGTCTAAGACAAATTACATTTAATAGTAATGGTACAGCAGGAACACTTATTCTTTATGATAATGCATCCGCTGCTTCAGGAACTGTTTTATGGCAGTTTGATTTTGGAGCTAACGTAATATCTGTACCAGTATTATTACCAGGTGAAGGTATACTTGCTTATAATGGTATTTATGCTACTTTAACTAATGCTAATTCATGCACTATTTGTTACGGATAAGAATATGATAAAACACGTGCAAGATATTAGTGAACATACTAAAAACATTTTAGATCTAAGTTCTGTTATAACAGTATTAGGAACTTTAGCTCAAATTTTACCAGGTATTGCTGCTTTATGGACTATTGTCTGGACATCCATTCGTATATATGAAACTAAAACTGTACAAAATTGGTTAAAGGCTATAAAAAATGCCAAGCAAATCTAAATCACAACATAACCTAATGGCAGCTGTGGCTCACAATCCTTCCTTTGCTAAAAAGGTTGGGATAGCACAGTCAGTCGGAAAAGATTTTAATGAAGCAGATAAAGGTAAAAAGTTTGCTAAAGGTGGTTTATATGCTAACATCCATGCTAAACAAGAACGTATAGCTCATGGTAGCGGTGAGAAAATGCGTAAGCCTGGTGCCAAAGGTGCGCCTTCAGCAAAAGATTTTAAAAATTCAGCAAAGACTGCCCAAATGAAAAAAGGGGGCGTGTCTTTAGCCGTTGGACGTGGTGAGAAATTACCAACATCTGAAGGTGCTGGACTTACTGCAAAGGGTAGAGCTAAATATAATAGAGAAACAGGGTCTAATTTAAAGGCTCCTCAACCACAAGGTGGCGCTCGTAAGAACTCATTTTGTGCTAGAATGTCTGGTATGAAAGGTCCTATGAAAGACGAAAAAGGTAGACCTACTCGTAAGGCTGCTTCACTTAAACGATGGAATTGTAAATAAGGAGTATTAAATGGCTAAAGAATCAATGAAAGAAGATATTAAACAAGATAAAGCTATCGTTAAAAAAGCATTTAAAATGCACGATGCTCAAGAACATAAAGGCGAACATACAAAACTTGATGCTCTTAAAAAAGGTGGTAACGTTAAAAAAATGGCTAAAGGTGGCGTTGTAGAAACTATGGGCCCAAAAACAATGTCTATGGATGTTGAAAAAGGTTCTAATAAACTTACTAAATTTGGTGAGTCAGCTGTTCAAAAACGTGGTCATACAAAAGGTAAAAACTTAGGTGACTCAGGTAAATCATTATCTCCAAAAGAAATGTGTGGCGGAGGTAAAGCTAAAAAAATGGCTAAAGGTGGTTCAACATCATCTAGAGCTGACGGTATTGCTCAACGTGGCAAAACAAAAACTAAATACTGTTAGAGACTATCATGGCTGATAAAGACAAACAACCACAACAAGCAGATTTTGATAAAGCTTGGGATAAAATGAAAGATGGTAAAATGCCTCTTCCTACAGAAAATGATATGGGCCCATTACCTCCTAAAAAAGAAGTTACCCCTCCACCTAAAAAGTTTTCTAAAGGCGGTTCAGCTTCAGCTCGTGCAGATGGTTGTGCTATTAGAGGAAAGACTAGAGCATGATGGCTTCTCGTGGTATGGGTGATGTTAATCCATCTAAAATGCCTAAGAAACCTAAAAAGATTATCCGTAAAGATAATCCTGATGTAGTTGACATGTATAAAAAAGGCGGCAAAGCCAAAAAGAAAAAGGGGTAAACAATGGCAGAATATACCTCAGGTACTTCTGCATTCAACCTTTCTTTAAACGAAATTTTTGAAGAAGCGTTTGAACGCTGTGATAGAGAATTAAGAACAGGTTACGATTTTCGTACTGCTCGCCGTTCTTTAAATTTACTTACGGTTGAATGGGCTAATAAAGGAATTAATCTTTGGACTATTGAACAAGGACAAATTCCATTAGTTACAGGTCAAATCTGTTACCCTATTCCAGTAGATACTATTGATTTACTGGATACTGTTATTCGTCAAAATAATGGTACCCAAAATCAAATAGACATAAACATTAGTCGTATTTCTGAGTCTACATACTCAACGATCCCTAACAAACTAACACAAGGACGTCCAATTCAAGTTTGGATAAATCGCCAGTCAGGAAACACAAATGCGACAACTGCTGTATTATCTACTTCTATTAGCTCTAGCGATACATCAATTACTGTATCAGATGCCTCACAATTAGCAGCTGCTGGTTATATTCAATTAGAAAATGAAATTATTTATTACGCTAACGTAAATGGTAATCAGCTAATTAATTGTGCTCGTGGACAAAATAATACTACGGCAGTAGCTCATTCAGCAACACCTACTTTAGTTGTATATGTTCCATGGCTTCCATCGGTTAATGTATGGCCTACACCTAATGCACCAGGTAATCAATACACCTTTATCTATTGGAGATTAAGACGTATTCAAGATGCAGGTGATGGTGTTAATGTTCAAGACATTCCATTTAGATTTGTTAATGCTATGGTTGCAGGTTTAGCTTTTTATTTAGCTGCTAAATTAGGATGTGACATACAGAGATACCAAGCACTACAAGCAGAATACATGCAGCAATTTGATTTAGCTGCGCAAGAAGACAGAGAAAAAGCACCGTTACGCATTGTTCCACGTAACATGAATTATTACAGGTAATTAAATGCCAAGCAAATACGCCTCAGGCAAGAATTCAATTGCAGAATGTGACCGTTGTGCTCAACGTTACATGCTTAAAGACCTTAGAACACAGACAGTAAAGACTAAGCCTTATAAAGTTAAAGTGTGTAAAGAGTGTTGGGACCCAGATCATCCACAGTTACAACTAGGTCTGTATCCAGTTAATGATCCACAAGCAGTTAGAGAACCAAGACCTGATGTATCATATCAAGCATCAGGTACTAGTGGGCTACAAATACTACTAACTAATAGTACTTCTGTAGAAGGCTTTGGGTTTCCTGAAGGTGGTAGCAGAGTATTTCAATGGGGATGGGCACCAGTAGGCGGAGCACAACAATTTGATTCATTATTAACCCCTAACGACTTAATTGCCTTAGGACAAGTTAGTAGTGTTACAATAACAACAACTTAATTTAGGAGAAACAAAATGGCATATAGATCAGCAGCAGATGGAGTTACAAAAAAAGGTAGAACCAAAGGTAAAAACTTAGGTGATACAGGACCTTCCGTAGGTATTCAAAGCGGTAAGGGTAAAAAAGGTGCATCTACAGTTACATCAAAAGCTATGAAAGCAGTTGGTCGTAACATGGCTCGTGCTAACAATCAAAAATAAGGATATTAAAATGGTTACTAAAGTAAACCCAACACCAGCTGGAGAATATCCACTTGGTCATGCTAAAGAAAATAAAGACGCTAGTGCTTATACAGGCTTTAAATATCCTGCAGGCGGTGGTGACGATATTGACAAATACAAACAACCAGAAACAATTACAGTAGATGATACTACGCATGAACAAGGTCAAAATGTTTCAGCGTTAAATATTTCAGCAGGTAATATTGGTAAAAATGCATTTAAACCTGAAAATCCATATGGACAAAAGGAAATGCGTGGTTATGGTGCAGCTACTAAAGGTCGTAAGATTAGCGGTAAACAAGGCTAACAATGAATTACCTAGAGCTCTATCAAGCAATCCAAGACTATAGCGAAAATACTGAAGCTTT